ATGCAGAAGTGCTAAAATAGAACAAAGGGCAGGCTCAACGGTTTCCCTCCGGCAGTCTCAATCCTAGACTGGACAATTCTCTCAAGTGCGACCACTGGCAGCCCGTTTGTTTTGGCAGTGCAAGCATCAAAAGCGCCGAGCCTTAAACATAAGCGAAATTGTGAGAATGGATGTGTTATCAAAGCGTGGTAAGGTTTCGTTGGTATGACCAGCAGCCTGCATCAATCGGCCGATAAGGTGCAACGCTGACAGTACGTGGGTTCAATTCCCTCACACGCTTTGATAACACTATGAAATAAGCCGCTTGGCATCTTCGATGCAGCTAAAGCAGGCGGCTTACTTGATGGTGAAGCGTTCACCTCCAGACGACTTGGAGAAGTGGCGTAGGGTTGCGGTAACGTGGCCGCCATCAACACAAAAGCACATTCCATGCCTATAATTGAACATCACGGAAAACCCGAGGTAAGACTATGGCATTCAATCAAGACAAAGCCGATGAGGTGTGTATCCTCCTAGAGGATGGTCTAAGCCTACGTAAGGCGGCAGAGGCAGTAGGAGAATCAGCTAGGACTATCCTTAATTGGACAAAGGCCAATCCTGAATTCCTTACACAATACACGCGAGCAAGGGAAATCGGCTATCTCCAACTGGCAGACGAAATCCTAAACATCTCTGATGAGTACCAAGTAGAGGTAAAGCATAACGGCGAAGATGAGACTATCGACCTAAGTGCAACGGCTGTAGCCCGTAACCGTCTGAGGGTTGATACCCGTAAATGGATGCTCTCCAAGATGCTTCCTAAACTGTACGGCGATAAGCTAGAGTTGACCGGCGACGATAAGAACCCGCTCCAAGTCGTAACTAAAGTGCAGTTCGAAGTTGTCAACCCTCCGTCTTAAAGTTCCAGCTAAGTTAGCCCCATTACTCCAGCCAAAGCGCTATAAGGGCGCATACGGTGGGCGAGGTGGGGCCAAGTCGCATTTTTTCGCAGAGCAGATCGTATGCCAAGCCCTAACGGGTAAGCGCATCGTGTGTCTGCGAGAGGTGCAGATCAGTATCAAGGAATCTGTTAAGCAGCTTATTGTGGACAAAATCATAGGCATGGGCCTAGATTCGCAGTTCACCATTCTGGAATCAGAAATACGAGGACCGCACGATAGCCTAATCATCTTCAAGGGCTTGCAGTCTTTCAATGCTGCAAACATCAAGTCCCTAGAAGGCTTTGATATTGCATGGGTAGAGGAGGCCCAGACCCTTAGCCAGCACTCGCTAGACCTGCTACGGCCTACTATCCGTAAACCCGGCTCTGAACTGTGGTTTAGCTGGAATCCACGCTACAAGACAGATGCAGTAGATAAGTTCTTTCGCAAAGACAAGCGAGAGGACGCTATCTGCATCATGATTAACTGGTACGACAATCCTTGGTTTAAGAATACGCCCCTATATGCGGATATGCTGGCAGACTTTGAAGCCGATGAGGATAAAGCCGAGCACGTATGGAACGGGGCGTATGGCTCAAGCCAAGGCGCTATTCTGGCTAAGTGGGTGGGACAAGCCGAGAGAGAAGGACGAATCCATGATGGCGTAGAGTACGACCCAGACGGGGCGAAGATTGTCATATCGTCTGACCTTGGTTTTAGGGATACAACGGCGTGGTGGTTTTGGCAATCAGTGCCGGGCGGGTTTAACCTTGTGGACTACACGCAGGGTAACGGCATGGATGCTGATGACTGGATACCCGAGCTGAGAGACAAGCTCTCCGATATTGGTGGGCGCAACTGCCTAGGGAAGATATGGCTACCGTCTGACGCACGGGCCAAGACATTCCAAAGCAAGCACACGGCGATAGAGCGATTCATTGCGGCTTTTGGGCACGATAAGCTGGCCATAGTCCCCCAGTCTCGCAAATCAGACCAGATCGAGGCTGCGCGAACCACAATCAAGAAGTGCGCTTTCCATAAGACCAAGTGCGAGGAAGGCATAGACGGACTAATGGCATGGGAGTTTGTCTACAACGAGGAATCGGGCGTATTTAGCCGAGAGCCTAACCACAATTGGGCGTCTCACCCTAGCGATGGCTTCGCCTATGGGTGCCAAGTAATGTCGCAAGTTGTCGCAAAAGAACCCGAAAAACCCGCAGAATTTGCCATAAAAGGCGTAAATGGGCGCATAATCACCCAATCCCGAGATAAACTCTGGGCAGAAACCCCTACAAAGCGCGAGAGGTTCTAATGCTAGAAGCAATCATCAAAGCCCTGAGAACTGCAAAGCCCGAGCTAGGCGGCATGGCTGGACAGGCACAAAAGGCAATGGCGGTAACCCCTGAATATCGGGCTTATCAGCTTGCCAAGCAGGAAAACGGACAAGCTCCCGTTACCCTTGAATCATTTATGAAGGGTGAGCGATGAGCGTTCTATCCGTCATCAACGGTCAAGTGCAGCTAGGCACAGCCGCACCCGTAGCTACTGACGCATTCCTAGGCGGCATTCTCACATCCACCGCAGGATTGAACCGCGCTGTTGCTGCTGGTGGCGATGAGTATTGCAACGGTCTATTGCTGACAGACGCAGGACGGGTGCGCTACTTTGACGCTACGGCAGGGCTACCCGCTGATGTGCAATGGTCCGATGGCCTTCCCTTGTCTGCTAGTGGGCTGTGCATCTCTACTAATGCCGCTGTAACCTATGCAAACGGCATTCCCTTTGCTGCTAATGGCGCGGTATCTGCCGCGATTACCCCATGACAGAAGACGAAATCAATCCGGTAGACGAACATCGCCGCTGGACGCAAGAGCTAAAACTCGCTCAGGATGAGGACAAGAAGTGGCAGAAGCGCGGCGACAAGATCGTCAAGCGCTATCGTGATGAGCGTCAAGGCTGGAGCGATAACGGCAAGCGTTACAACATCTTGTGGGCAAACATCCAAACGATGCTCCCCGCCTTGTATGGCCGCACCCCACGCGCACAAGTAGAGCGCCGTTGGAAAGATAAAGACCCCGTAGGCCGCACAGCTTCGGTTATCCTTGAGCGCGCACTCCAATACGAGATCGACCACTATGGTGACTTCGACAATACGAATAAACATGCGGTACTTGATCGGCTACTGCCGGGACGTGGAACAGCGTGGGTTCGATTTGAAACGAAGGAAGTGGCGGAAGCAGAGGTAATCGAGGAACCTGTAGAGGATGTTATGGGCGAGCAGCCCGACATGACCTACGAATGCACTCCCACTGATTACGTATTCTGGAAAGATTTTCGATGCTCTCCCGCCCGTACATGGGATGAGGTGGTATGGGTAGCCCGTCGCATTTACATGAGCCGTGCAGACGGCGTGAAGCGCTTTGGCGAGGACTTTAAAGAGGTTCCCCTTGCCCATGAGCCGATCGGATTGGATGACCTGAGCAAAACAGATGCAAGCCAAGCCGAGCAGGAAAGCCTCAAAAAGGCCATTGTTTGGGAAATCTGGAGCAAAAACGATAAGCGCGTCTATTGGATTGCCGAGGGGCATACCAAGATGCTGGACAGCAAGGAAGACCCGTATGGGTTGGACAACTTCTGGCCCTGCCCCAAACCGCTTTTCGCTACCCAAACCACAGACACGCTAGTCCCTGTCCCTGATTACACTCTCTATCAAGACCAAGCCGAAGAAATCGACATGCTGACGCAGCGTATAGGTATGCTGACTGAGGCGTTGAAGGTTGTAGGCGTGTACGACGCAAGCCAACCAGCTATTGAGCGAATGCTGAATGAGGGCGTGAACAATACCCTCATTGGCGTGGATTCGTGGGCGGCATTCGGTGAGAAGGGCGGACTCAAAGGGGCTGTAGACTTCCTGCCGCTTGACCAAGTGGTAATGGCCCTAACCCATTGCTACACAGCCCGAGAGCAGGCTAAACAGGTGGTCTACGAAGTCACCGGCTTGTCAGACATCATCCGAGGCGCGTCTATGGCCTCAGAGACCGCGACAGCACAGCAGATCAAGAGCCAATACGCCTCTTTGCGTCTTAAGCGCATGCAGACCGAAGTGGCGCAATTCTGCTCTGAGTTGCTACGCATCAAAGCCCAAATGATGTGCGACCTGTACAGCCCTGAGAGCCTGATTCAAATGTCCGGCATTCTGGGGACGGATGACGCGCCCTATGCCGAGCAAGCCATTGCACTGATTAAACAAGAACCCGCCCGTTCTTTCCGCATCGAAGTAGCCGCTGATTCTCTGGTGGAAATGGACGAAATCGGCGAAAAGCAAAGCCGCACGGAGTTCATGCAAGCATTCGGCGCAGTCCTGAGAGACGCAGTGCCCATGGTGCAAGCAGCCCCTGAGATGGGCGCTCTGGTGGGCGAAGTTCTGCAATTCGTTGTCCGTACCTTCAAGGGTGGGCGTCAATTGGAGAACGTGCTGGAAAACACCATTCAAAAGATGAATGAGCCTAAGCCAGAAGCACCGCCTCCACCAGACCCCGAGCAGATCAAGGCTCAGGCCGCTATGCAATTGGAGCAGGCTAAACAATCCGCAATGGCACAGACTGAGCAATTCAAAGCCCAGAATGCGCAAGCAATCGAAGCCGCGAAGATGCAGCACGCCCTAGAGCTGGAGCAGATCAAACAACAAGCCGAGACAGAGCGCGCAATGTACCGCGCACAGCTTGACAGCGAGACAAAGCTACAGATTGCCGCAATGAACGCGCAGGCCGCAGAAAAGCCAACCGCACAAATATCCATTGATGGTAAGGAAGAGTTAGGCGCAGTG